TATTGTTTGGAATATACCGCAAAATGACCGTCTATTAGAATACATGCCACAGTTTCCGCATGCTTCTTTGCCTAGTGCTTTTCTAAAATCGTTTGGCATTTGATATGGAATAAATGTTCCATCAGGATAGAAGTTACCTCTTTTTACCTTGTCCACGATATTTACCCTTTCCTCTTTGTCTTCGTTTGTTTTTATTCATAGTGCTTGTAATGGGTTTTCTACCTATTGACGTACCTTTATGAGTTTTTGTGTATTCAACAGTAGCACCAAATAAATTACCCTTTTTCTTTGCCATTTAATTTTTCTGCTTTTGCTTCAATTATTAATGGTAAAGGCTCATTGTAGCTTGTTTGTTCTATCTTATCTTTTTGATCAAGATGTTGCTTTCCTAACCATATCTGCATAGCTACGTTGCCACCTAAAGCTTTTTCAAATTGTGCACGTCTTAAACTTATTTTGCCCATCTCACGACCCTTTTTTATTAGGTGGACATAATTACGTTGTAAAGTCTTTGTACTAACTTCTAAAAACTCTGCAATTTCGTCATATGTACAGTGCATTTGTGCTAGTTTTTGAATAGCTTGTGTATCTACTTTTTTAATTGGTCTTGCCATAGTTATGTCTTTTTAGCTTTTTTTCTTTGATCTTTCAATACAACTTCAGGCCATTTAGATTTTTTATGAGTATTAACCTTACAATACATAGGAAATTCTTTTAATAACCAATCTACTGCTTTTTGTTCATATTCTACTGTACGATATGTTTGAATGCCGCCATCTTCTGAATAATATTTGGTTTTAGGTGCAACATAATTAAATCTGGTTAATCCGCCATCAGCTATATAATACCTTATGCTTCTTTCGTAATCTTCTTTACCATATTCTGGGTTTGTTGATACATAAGCTTTTTTTTGATGTGTATTCCGCCAACCATAAAAACAAGCCACAATATATTTTAAATTAAAACTAATATTGTTTCTCATAAAATATGGATTTAATACTGCATTTACTCCCCACATATCAAATTTATGTTGTTGTGATATATCAAATGCTTGATCTACAAATTCAGTAAGATTCAATAAAGGAATTGTTTTTTTTTCAGATATTCTCATTTGAACGCTTTGTATATCGTCATCAATACCAAGTACAAGTTGTCCTTCTTCGTAATAATCTACTATAAAATTTCTTTGTGTATTTACGTGCTTTTTATTTGTGACTATAAAATTTATTGGATATTCTTTTAAATTTTCTTGATAAGCTTCAAGTTCATTACCATCTGATAAAAATAAATCTACCTCGCTAAAATCAATATCAGTTTGTGCAAGATAATTAATAGTTTTCTTTTTGATTGTTTCTGCTCTTGCAATGGTAGGTATAGCTATTCTGAATTTCATTTGTTTAGGTTTGCCCTATTAACTAATCTTTTTGCTATTTCCATTTCTTCTTGTGCAGATTTGCAAAATACCATGTTCTTTCTGTAGTAGCACACAATGGATATTCTTTCAAACTTTCCTTTTGCTTTTATTTCAGTATTACCATGATATTCGTGAACGTCAAAAAAACAAACATCGCCGCTTCTTACATCAAATGCAACTTTGTATTTAGGCATAACAGTCAAGCCACCCTCATAATTACCAGCTTGTAATACTCCTAAATTTCCAAAACCCTCTTTAAGATCGCCTCTATCAGTATGTATTGCAGTTCTAAAATTTCTATTTATTGTAATAGTTGTAAATACAGTACCTTTTATATAAAAATCGTTTGAGGTTTTATCTATCATTTCTTTTTGAGCTTTCCATCTATCTGGACATACATCTTGAAATAAATCTGATATGTATTTTATATAAGGATAACCAGCTTTAAATTTTTCAAACTTATGCTCATTGAACGAAGTTTGCCTACAATAAGGGATTCTTGTTTGTCTATCAAAATATCCAGCTATACCGCTTTCTACTTTATTGAACGCTTCGTGAGTTTTTGATATAGTACCGTTTTTATTTACTCTAAACCCTCTTGTCTTTCCTGTTTTATTAGTTTTTTCAATAGTACCATCGTCTTTCCAAATCAAACCAACCTTATCAGTTCTTTTTTCTGGAACACCTCCAGCGGCACCTCTGTTTCCACCTTTTGCAACCGCATGACGTAAAGATTTATAAGCTTGCTCACAAACATTCGCTGGTATTACATTTTTACGAAAAAAAAATAAAGGCTCGCCATTTTCTTTATAAGCATCACAATCGTAATCAATCACAGTATCTATGTGATGATCTTGTACGAAATAACCCTCTAGCTTTTTTATTTCTTCGTCTGTGTATTTAGCTTTGGCTGTTATTGTATGCATTTTGAATAACTTTATATACAGTATCAGTAAGATTGTCAGTACCCAAATCTTTTTGTAGTTCTGATACCCATAGTCTAAAGTTTTTTTCTGTTTCAGTATTTAAAAATAGTTGCACCATTTTAACGTGTGATATTTCCATATCAGCTGGATAATCAACATTAAAATCTTCAGTTTTATCATTTGCTTTGAAATCTAAATCTTTGTCAGCAGATAAATTTTCTAATTCAGTTAAATTAAATCCTGTAAAATCTAAATTAAAATTTTCATCTTTTAAAACATTTAGTTCTTGTGCAAGTAATTTATTCTCCCATTTAGATTCTTCGCCAGAACGATTGTCCATTATTCTATAAGCCATAGCATCATTTTTTGAAAAATCTCTTTTGACAATAAATGCAGTTTTTTTATTTAATTGTTTTAATGCTTTCCAACGAGTGTGTCCTACAACAATTACGTTATCTGAATCTACAACAATAGGTTGGTTATTTCCAAATTCTCTTATAGAGTTCATAACCTTTTGCACAGATTCCATAGGTATTTCTCGAGGATTATTTTTATAAGGTTTAATATCTTCAATATTAACTTCTTCAATCTTCATATTTCTATCCTTTTGATTTCTTGAACAACTCCCATTGGAAACACATTACGATCGCTAAAATTTTCTTCATCATAGCTTGAAAATGTTAATAGAAGTTTTTTTGTTTTTTTATAAATATAAGCATAAGTATTCATAACCGCTGGTTTCATATTGTCAAACTCTTGTGCGGAAGCATGCCCACTATCTCCTAAAATATCAAGCCACACTATATGGTAGAAATAATATTTTTTTTTATTTATTATTACGTGCCTATATTTTGACTTTTTTTTTACCATTATTGATCTACTGTAAGCATGTGCTTTTCGTCATATCTATCTATTCTATAATTTTTGCCGTCTTTGGTAAATTTTTCGTATTGACCCTCTGACCCTAAATACAAATATCCTAGTTTTTTCATTCTTTCAATCAAATCTGGTATTTCAACATATTCATTATGATCAGTTTCCCATCTTCGTTGAGACAACCAAGTACTGAAATGTGGCACAAACTTGTCTTCTTCTATGCTTTTTATTTGATTATTGTATATTTTAGCTAATTCTTCTTCAGAATGTCCAGATATTACATCAAAATTTTTGAGCCAAATTTCGTGAGCCTTAAATTTTGAGCCTCTTTTTTTAGTTAATAAACTCCAAAGCTTTTCAAAGAGTTCGTCATATATATTATTATTAGGTTTAGGATTAGGTATAGGTATAGGTGCTTGCTTTTTGCTTCTAGCAAGACCGCCTTTTTTACCAGCTTCTGACCTTGATTTATATTTAGAGGTTAAATACTCATGCTCTTGAACAAGCCTTTTATGAGTCCAAGCATCCTTTTCATCCTCACATTTAAAAAATTCATCTAAAATTTTTAACACATTACCTTCACATTCTTCTGTTAAGCATTGACAAATCCTATAAGCAGATTTTGATGTAAATGGTTTAGTGTTTTTAGTCCAAGAAAAACAAAGTAGTCTGATATAAATACCAACCTCCTCGTTTGTTAAATGAACTGTTTCTGCCGCAAAAGTATCAGTAAACAGTTGAAGTGCATGGAACTTATTTATTTCCCTTTCCATAAAATATATCTCCTTTTTCTAGTTGGTTTATTTGTTTATTTACTTCTTCTAATAAATCAAGCTCTGTACCGAACAGCTCTTGAAATTTTGTCTTGTTAAGATGTATTGATTCATTTCCCATATTATGATGTTGAGGACACAAAGGTATTGTTTTATCATGTGGTGGTCGCAAACCTACTCCTGTAAATTTTCTGATATGATGAACAACTGCTTCTGAAAATAAACCTTTTTTTTGACAAGCAATGCAACCAATTTGTTTTAACTTATCAAATCTTTGTTTTTCAATTTTTTTCATTTCATAAGCTCTTTGTTTGTTTCCGTCAATTATCTCAAAATGTATTTGATTTAACTCAGCCATCTTTCTTTTTAGGTTTTTTTTTCTTCTTACCATATTCATCATAGCTAGAAATAATTTTACCTCTAAAAGTATTTAGCCATTTACAATGTTCTTCCCATTCTTTTTTAGTCATTTAATTTATCCTTTATTTTATTTATATGATTTTCAATAGCACTTAATTCATTTTCAATATCATTTTTATTATCTCCGCTATATTCAGATAACTCTATAAGCTGACCTAGTCTAATCATTCTTAATAATCTTTTAAAGGCACGTCTAACATGCATATCTGACATATCAGAAACATATAGCCAGGTATTTTTTGAACGAGAAAAATATTGTTCCTCTGGTGTAGATTGTTGAGTTTCGTCAGTCTTTGGTATATCCAAAAAATCTTCTCCGCTCATAATAAACTCCTTTGGTTTGTATCTTCTTGTTTATAAGGTTTCCAATCAAAATCCACAAGCCTATATTCTTTCCCATTATACTTGCTTTTAAAAGATTGGTCAGTATAACTTTTAGCAGTTTTTAATTTATCATAAGGTATAAACATATATTCTTTACCATGCGTAATACCTAAAGATTCTTTTTTTCTTAACGCTTTTTTATAGATATGTTCTCGGATTGAGACTTTGCCCAACCATATCTTCGTAACTTCTACCTTTATCATTTTTAACCTCCTCTAGTTTTTCTATATTTGTTAATGCCTTTTCCTTATAATGAGATGGAATTGTAGCACCATCTAAAACTTGATAAGGATCGCCATCAACAAAACTATTTAAATTAATTTCATAGTGTTGACAAAATAAAATTAATTTTTCAGCAGATAATCCATTTTGACCTTTTTCATATTTTTGTACTTGCTGAAATGTTACTCCCAAAACTTTAGCTACTTTACTTTGGGTTTGTCCTTTTGCATATCTCCAAGCTATTAGCATTGAAGCTATTTGTTTTTTTATTTCCATGATTTTCCTGTGAGTTGTGGGGGAAGAAATCGGTAAAAACTTCCCCCATTTATAACTAGAAAGGGAGTGATATATGATGACCACTCTTTTTTACAATTAACCGATTTAAACATTATTGTCTATATAAATTAAAAATTGTATTTTGATTTGACAAAAATTTGTTTTTTTTTGTCATTTTTAGCAAAAAAGTCCTGATTTTATTGAAATAATATTATTTGCCATTTGTGCACTATTTTATAAGCTTTTCGTATAACTAAAAAGGAGAAAAAAAATGCGTAGAATAAATATAACAAGAAGAACTGCAAATCTTGATACTGTAAGACATACTGTATCATTTAGAAGTAAAGATAAATTTATTTCTTATTTAAGAGATAATTATTCTTTTCATGGTGTTTTGCTTTTAGCTAACAAAGTATGGGACTTAAATGTTGGCACAAAATATCAGCAAGATAATTATACTTTTTCAATTCAATCAAAAGCCAGAGTTGGCAATCAATTAGTATTATAGGAGGTATGATGAAAAATAGAAGATTTTACATTTATTATTCTGATAAAGATTTAACAAAAGGTGCTCAAATAGTTTGGCTACCTAATTTAATTTCTTTAATTTCAGCTGTTCAAAAATTTAAAGAAGAAAATCCAGATTTAACAGTTGATGCAATTACAGAAGATGATCTAACAAAAGGGTTATTAAGACAAATATGAAAAAATCAAACATTAATATGTATATGGTGCCAATAGGTGCCATATACAAAGTAAAAGGTTTTTGGTCAGATTGGTTAAAATATAAATTACCAATACCAAAAAAAATAACACCACACTTATTAAATAACTTACTAGGAGGATATAATGCTACTTTTTACAAAAGAAATAAAAAATAAGTTAATAGAAAATCATAAGCAACAAGATGGAACAAAAAGTTTTAAAGTTGTTTGTAAATTATTTAACCCATCTGGTGCTGGTACTTGGTATCTTACAGAGTTAAATGAAGAGGACAACGTTGCTTTTGGATTAGCCCATGTTCACGAAAAGGATTTAGGCTATATTGATATTAACGAACTAGAAAATTTTAGAGGTATATTTGGTTTAAAAATAGAAAGAGACAAATACTTTCCTATTAACAAATATTCTCTAGAAGAGTGCAAACAACTATAAAGGAGAAAAAATGTACATAGATGAAATAGATATAGTTACTCTTAACTATCCATATAACAATGGTAAAAAAGAAAAGAAACATGAAGTGGAAGCTCATTTTAATTCACAAGGTATGACATTAAAAAAATTAATACCTTTGCTTGAAAGTTATAATGAAAATCTGCAACATCATGATCATAAAATTAAATTAACTGTAGAATTTTTGGAGGTTGATTAATTATGAATATAAAGCAAGAACTAAATGATTTAACTGAAAGAGCTAAATTATCTTCTAAACTAACTACATTATTAAATGTGGTAAAACATATTGAAGATGAGATAACTAAAGTTGAACAAGAAATAGTAAAACTAGATGTAAAGGTGGCTAAAAATGGACTGGAAAGAAAAAAGATATAATTGGATTAATAAATTAACTAAAAAATATAAATGGAAATGTGATGATTCACACCCTTATTTTGATGAGTGGGTTGATTTAATACCAAAATCAAAAGCTGAATCTGAACATGAATATTTACTAGAAAAGGAGAAACATGAAAAAGACATTATTGATACTGCTAATGCTGTTCGTAACAAACTGCGCATATAAGCCTGTTGTTGATACGGCTGGTCGAAGTGGTACGTTTGATTATTCTAAATCAGATGAAATAACAAATGACTTACAACATTGTAAGGTTTTGGCTAAAGATAATACTAATAATTTTGTCGAAGCTGGCAAGTATGTTTGGAATTATTACTTTAGAGCTGGTACATTGTGGCTTTCACCAAAAGCTGAATATACCTATCCAACAATTTACAAAAAATGTTTAACCAATAGAGGACATTCAGTTGTTAATTAATATGAATAAACAAATCAAAACAAATTATATGATTAAGGGTATGGTAGAGGATTTTAAGAAAAAACCTAATGCCAAGCTATTTAATCAAATAGTAGGTCTTAAATTTAAAAATATAAGACTTGAAAAAGATATTACTGCGGAAGCGGTAGTAGAAGACAATAAAATATACTTTTCTTCAATATTTGATTTATATAAGTTTGAAAAAGGTATAAAAACTGATGTATCAAAATTGTATGCATTGCAAAATTATTATAATTACGATGCCCTACAATTATTTGAACGTCTTAACTAGGAGGAACGATGTATATTAAACATACATTAAAAAATGGTCTTACTTTAGACTTTGATGATGATAAACATATTTATTATCACGATGGTAAAAAAGTAGAAAGTGTGACAGGAATATGCGGTAATGGTATTCCAAAGCCAGAGCTTGTAGGTTGGTTAATTGCTACACCTGTAAGAGAAATAAAAAATGCAATTAATAATAAACTAGATAGTGGCGAAACAATAGATAGAGTTTCTATTGAAAGAATAATAGACAATGCCAAAAATAAAACTGAAACCATAAAAAAAGATGCTGGTTTAGTTGGAACAGTTGTGCATGGTTTAATTGAAGACTATCTAAAAGGTAAAGAAGTTCCAACACAATCAGATAAGGCAGTTGTAAATTGCTGGAATAAATTTACTGATTGGTGGCACAATGAGAAGTATGATGTTGTAGAATTAGAAAAAAAAATATTTTCTAAAAAATACAACTATGCTGGTACTCTCGACCTTATCTTGAAAGACAGACAAGGTAAGCTTGTTTTAGCAGATATTAAGACAAGCAACTCTATATCATTTGACTATGCATTACAGTTAAATGCGTATAGACAAGCATACGAGGAAGAAACTAAACAAAAAATTTCCAAAGGGTTAATTATTAGATTACCTAAAAAAGAAGGAAATATTGAGGTTAGAGAACTTCCATTAAATAAACAAATGTTTAATGCTTTTCTTGGTGCTTTAAATATGTGTAAAGCTAAAGAAATGTATAAACAACTTTAACAAAGGAGAATCTGATGCAATATAAAAAAGCACAGTACAATAACTATCAGAATAAATCATCTGGTAGCAATGGCGGAACTGCCAAATTAACAACTACAAAAAAAGATGGTTGTATTTTAGTAGTTAATCTTAATAACCAAAATTTAGTTTTAAAAGGTTATTATCAAGCCAAAACTAACGACTGGAAATTGTTTCCTTATTACGATAAGACAAAACAAAATCCACAGTTCAATAAACCTAAACCACAATTCAATCAAGAGCCAATGGACGATCAGTTGCCTGATTCAGAAAGAGAGTGGTCGCAAGGAGATGCTACTGAATTTAACCCAGAGCAATACGAACAAGAACTAGGTTAATGAGTGATCTTGCAAAATATATTGAGGTAAGACCAAAAACTTTTGACCCTCATAAAATTTTAGCTTACTTAGACGCTTTAGATAAAAGGTTAATAAAAGCTGAAATAGAATATGACGAAGTCAAAGATCAAGTGCAAGAAGTATTTGATTACGTGGTAAATGAAAAAATAACTAATAGTTCATTATCAGTAGCAAATGCAAAGATACAAGCAACCAATGATGAAAGATATAAGAAAGTTAAAAAAGAACTTTCAGATAAAAAAAAATTATATCTCTATTCAAAGGTAGAATCTAAAAATGCACATTCTTACTGCGATCATTTAAAGCAACAATCAATCAATGAGTTAGCTACAGAAAAGCTAACTAGAAATTAATAGGTGTAGGGGGAGTAGTCCCGGGACTATCTCCCCTACATCAATGCCTTGTAACTTCTAAAAATTTTATATCAGTATCTTCGTCAATTCCTGTATAGCTGTATTCATAATCAACTAATGAAACATCTGATCTTTTTTTTATTTGGCTAACCATTTCTTGAACTTTAGGAAAGGTAGGATAGGTATCAATAAATCGGAAAGCAACAAAACTTCCAAATGGATTATTTGGTGTTTCTAATTGTAATTCTAAACTTGTTATAACTGCATCTACGTTGCTCATGTGAGCAGTATACTATTTCTTTCTCATAATGTCAGCACCTTTAAGACCATAAATAGCAGACACTACTCCTATAAATATAGCTTGGTACCAATAAGGAAGATTTTTAAAGTATTCAAAAAACAAATCTATTCTATCACGTATCGTAGGGTCGTCAGAGAAAACAGAATAACCCAGTAGCAAAATAGGAATAGATACGAGAACAAGGACAAATTCGTCTTTCCAGCCTTGATTATTACTTTCAATAACTTTCGCTTTATATTCAATTTCACCTTTCGCCATTTGCTCTGCGTGTCGCATTTGAGCATCCGACATTAACTGTTTTGTTTTTTGTTTATTTTGGTAAATATGAGAAGCAGTCTTTACACCCATTGATAATAAATTCAACCACATAATTATTTCTCCTTAATTTTTTCTATTAAAATATCTATAACGTGTTTAGCTTTTTCTAAATCTTTGATTTGATCTTTAATGTTTTTTTGTTTTATATTGTATCTTGAAATATATTTAATTACTTTAGCTTGACATGGGTTAAGGTTATTATCCATTGCATAGTCCAAAGGCTGTATTTTAAGCTTCTTATACCAATCTCCACCCACTTGCTCGGAAAATGCTGAAACATCGCTCTGCGTGGCTCTATGGCTCTTTAAAAGGGTATTTTTTAGCTTATTTGAGCTCATACTATCTGTTTTATCCAATTTCCTTTATTATCTAATACCATAGGGAGTAATCTAGGTACACCATTTAAGATAATACCACAACCTAAAATAAAACGAGTTTTGAAGTTTTTTGCATAGCTAA